TCAACATCTATATCAAATTGTCTTGCTAGGAATTCTTTATAGAGAAGTAATTGTGCTAGCTTTTTATCATCCTTCTTTGCATAATCATTCCATCCTGAGGTTGATGTTTTGATATCTAAAATGATATACCTGTCATCCTGCTCATCATAGAGAACAATATCAATAAATCCTTTGAAGAAAATATTCTCAGCTATTTGATGTATCAAAGGAATCTCTACTCCTACCAACTTATAATACTTGGTACCGAAGTAAATAGAGCGTTTCTTACGTACGTAATTCAATATTTCAACTCCATCATTATGAAACTCAGATAACTGCTCAGAGGTAGAGAAATGTTTTCCGTACTTATCTTTTTCTTGAGCATAAATACTAAAGAGCTTTTCATGTAGAAGTGCTCCAAGATCCATCTCAGTTGCTTTCTTTACAGTCCCTTCATAGAGTTCTGTTAGCCATTCCTGTACAACTTCGTGTAAGGCTGTTCCAAAGACTGTATGAATGGAGGGCTTATACTCCTGCAGTCCTTTAACATATTTTAATGCCCATTGGTGCGGACAAGTATTGTATGCTAGAGTTTGACTATACGATATTGATTTGCTGATGTTATAATCTATAACTGGATTGCAGAAGTCCTTAATTAGACTTACCTGCTTGAGTATTTTCTTGGCCATTTTTCTTTAGTGTTTTGATTTCTCTTTTTAAATACCAAAGAGCTTTTTCTAATTCTTGAACTATGTTATCTTTCTTTCCTGCTCTGGAGATATACTTCACAGTATTTCCTAAACAGAAACCTAAGTCCCATGCTTCAATTACTTTTATGGCTTCGTATTTGTTTCCCTTACCTCCGTAGTGTTGAGGATGGTCGACCATTTTGTTTACAACCTTCTCTTTTACTAAAGGTTTTACATCACTGTTCTTTGTCATAACGTATTTTATATAACTATAATATAAGAAAAAAGGCCTGCAAAAGCAAGCCTTAATTTAATTATTTTAGTAGAGGTAGAGTGCTAATGCCAATCCGACAAATGTTCCTACTTTATAGAGGAAGGTTTTTGTTCTAGAGGCCTTTAACTCTTTTTGTAAATCGTCAGTCATATGTTCGTACTGTCCAATTTGAAGTTCATTCTGATGAATGATGTATTTATTGTTCTCATCCTTATCGTTTAGAAGCTTGATGATAGTATCTTTTTGTACTTCTCTTTCTTCTAACTTGATAATTTTTTCTTGAGTAAGTTTTAGTTCTTGTTTGCAACCATCATACCTAATAAGGTCTTTTGCAACTTGTCTAGCAATTTTAGTTGGGAGTAAGACTTTTGTTGTATCTGCTTGCGAAAAACTGCTCAAGCTCAACATTAGAAAACTTACCAGCATTAGCAGCTTTTTCATTTGTTTGATTTTTTACGATTGTTATTGTATTGTCTATGTGATGTATTTCTTTTGAAATAGAAACTACCTTTTCTTTTACTGAATCGATTTTAGTATCGATTTGTTTGTTTACTGTCTTAGCTGAATCTACTTTAGTTTGTAATAATTCTATTTCAGCTTTGTACCCTTTTACATCTGTTCTGATGCTATTTGTATTGAAAATATTATAACCAATTAATACAACTACTATAACCAGTAATAAGTTTTGTTTATTCTGTAACATCTCTTTCTCCTTTGTGTTTATCTAGTCTGTCCAATATCTGAACTGCTAATTCATTTTTTACTAAACCTACCATTGAGGCATTTTTTAAAATAGAAATTAACTGGAATACTAAGAAGGGAGCCATAATAGTCTCGCTTAACCAAGCTGTTCCAGTAAATCCTTTTTCTATTGATAAGATAGCTGATAGCATTACTACCCAAAAGCCAAATGTTTTTAATACGCTTAATGCTTTAAAAGTCTGAAAACCTTCTCTCTTAACTCCTGCCCATATACCAAAGAAGCCATCAGCAAAGACAACCAACCCTACTGAAAGGTATTGTTCGATGTTATCTGCTGTTAGGTGCATAAAATATGTACCAATAAATGCTAATGCTGTTGTCAATGATAATGTGATTAATAGTGAAGTTTTCATCTTATATTTACCTATTTAACGTATTCGTAATATTTTTTAGTTTTCTCAGAACGATCTGCTAAACCATGAGTACCGCCGTTAATTCTTTTTGTAAGAGCTAGGATTGAAGCATCGTTCACTCCTTGGTCACATATTGACCATAATTTATTTTTATCAAAAAAGAACATTGCTGATTCAAAAGAGTAAGTAGTTGCTACTAGATCTGGATTGGTCATGATTTCTGGCTTTTTCAAATAATCTGAAAATGCTTTGTAGTTTTCTTTTCCTGTCAATTGAAGAGCTCCTCTTCCTCTGAACTTGTATCCATCTCCTGAAGCTTCTGCTCCATTACCCATTCTTGATCCGTATACTCTATTGGCAATCTTTTCAGGATTACGAGCGTATAGTTCATTTAAGTTACCTGGAAAGTATTTTCCAAAGATACCTTTTAATCCATCTCCTGAGTAGTTTAGATTTTCTGCAAATGCTTTAAACCCTCCTGTTTCGTGTGCTGTTTGTGCAAAGAAATGTGCTGCTCTTACTGGAGTTAATTTATAAAACTCCATTGCTTTTTTCATTGTTCCTGGACCAAAAGCACCATCGGCTGTTACTCCTACTTTTTCTTGTAAACTTTTTAAGCTCATAATCTAATTTTTATTCTTCGTTGTTTGATTTACCTCCGTTTTTCATTGCTGCAAATTTCTCCAATACATCTGGAAGGAATGAACCTAATGTGATGTACATGAATGCATCAAAGATGTACTCGTTTAATTCTAAAGCTTTACCCATGTAACCTGTTACAAGGTCTACTGCAATGGCAATTACCATCACCATGAATGACATGAATCCAATTACAACCTTTTCATTGTAATCATTTGATTTTTTAAAGATACTGAAAAATCCCATAAAATATTTTTTTAAGTTAGTTAGGACGTAACTAATTGGTAGTAACAAAATTTTCATAGTAACTCTTTGATATAAATAGCACAAAAAAAAGAGGCACGAGGCCTCTTTGAAGTTTAAGTAAAGTCTGGTTTATTCCTCAGAATTCAACCCTTTTAATTCCTTTGGAAGAAATTCTGTGTTGACATGGCCGCAGGCCTTGCACGCAAATACCGGAATAGGCATGTAGGTTGTTTGACCTGTACCTGTAAGTATTCCCGATGCTTTTCTAATATGAAGTGCTTCTTCAAAGAAGGTGTGTCCACATTTTTCGCATTCTACCGGAAGTGTTTGATCAATCGATAGATTCATTCTTGGTTGTTGTTCCATTTTAGTTTTGTTTTGCATTGCATAATTCATCTACCTTTGTAGCATCTGCTGCTATTTGAAAGACAGTGGCCGGTGAAAGGTTTGGACCCTCCTTTGATACTTCTAACACTTTTGATAAAAGGTGCTTGGTGAGAGAGGTATGATCACTTGCCTGTAGAATTTCTACAATAATGGCCACGCTTCTTTGCTGTTCTGTATTTTCAACAAAGGTAGGCTTCTCTCTTAATTCCTCGTACTTGGCTCTTGAATCTGACATTATGCCTTCCCCTTAGGAGCTTTTGGATAATACTTTCTTTTTTTCTTAGGCTTGGTTGATTCCACTACTGCTTCAACGTTTACTGTTGTAGTGTCTGGTGTTACTTGGGCAATCTCTACTACTTTCTCTACAACCTCTGGTGTTATTTCTGCTACCTTTTCTTTCTTAGGTGCTTTCTTTGCTGTAACTGGACGTAGGTCTTTGTTATACAATTCTTTAGATAACTGTACTAACTCTTGAGCTTCCTCGTTGTTATCGAAGTCTGTTTTAAATTCTTTTAAGGTTTTTGTACCTTTTTGCACATTGTATGCAATGAATAGAGCTATTGCTGTGATAGCTACTACTAGAATAAATGATGTTAAAATTGTCATATGTTTGTTAATTGGTTAATTTTGCGCGTGACACCTTCGGTGAGGAGGTTTTGACGCCCCCTCCCCTCTCGGTCCCTTCTTATTTACTCTCTGCTGTTGAAGCTTTTCTATAGTCCGTGATTAATTTCTTAACCTCTCCAATAGATTTTCTTGCTCCTGCTTGTGATTTTTTAGTAGTTCCGTTATGGCTTGCTACAAAACTTTGATACAATTCATCGATTTGTTCGAATAATTCTTGCTTGTTCATTTTTTTTATTTGTTTAATTAATATTACATAAACTGAGAAGGATCTATCTCTTCTTGTTTATCTTTTGGTTTTAAATTTGTGATTACACATTCTGTGATTAGCATTGTTCCTGCAACTGATGCTGCATTCTCTAGAGCTAGTCTTGTTACTTTAGTTGGATCAATGATTCCTTCTGATAGCATATCTACATACTGTCCTGTTCTAGGATTGAAACCTTGCCAGTTATTATCCTCTAAAGATAATACAACTCTTCTTGCTTCAATAGTTTCTAATGTTTCTCCTGCATTTAAAAGGATCTGTTCGAATGGTTTAGTGATTGCTCTCATTACAATATTGATACCTTTTTCTTGATCTGGATGATTTGTTATCTCTCCTTCTAAGATTCCTGCTAAGTATGCTGCTGCATTTAGTAAAGCAATTCCTCCTCCAGGTAAAATACCTTCTTGAAGTGCTGCTTTAGTTGCATGAAGAGCATCATCTACTCTGTCTTTCTTTTCTCTCATTTCAACTTCTGTATGACCTCCAACATGAATCATAGCTACTCCTCCAATAAGTTTTGCTAATCTGTCTTGTAAGATTTCAATCTCATAAGGTGAAACTGTATTTTCGATTTGTTCTTTTAGCTCTTCGATTCTTTTTGTAATAGCTTCTTCAGTTCCTTTACCATCTACAATGGTAGTATCATCTTTTCCTACTGTTACTTTTCTTGAATTACCAAACCATTGTAAATCGAATTTGTCTAGCTTCATTCCTTTCTCCTCAGATACAACTGTACCTCCTGTTAGAGCTGCAATGTCTTCAAGCATAGCTTTCTTCTTATCTCCAAATTCAGGAGCTTTAACTGCTACTACTCTAAGAATACCTCTCATTTTGTTTACAACAAGTGTTGATAAAGCCTCTCCGTCAATATCATCTGCAATGATAAGTAAGTCTTTGTTTTGTTGTGATACTGATTCTAGTAATGGAAGCATCTCTTTGATATTCATCAATCTTTTATCTGTAATAAGGATTAAAGGATTGTTCAATACTGAAGTCATAGTATTGTTATCTGTAACAAAGTATGGAGATTTATATCCTCTATTGAATTGCATACCCTCTACAGTTTCAAGATAAGTCTCTCCTGTTTTAGATTCTTCAATGGTTACTAATCCATCTCTACCAACTTTCTCCATTGCTGTTGCAATAAGATTTCCTACCTCTGGATCATTGTTACCTGAGATTGTTGCTACTTGTTTGATTTGCTCTTCGTCGGTTACTTCTTTTGAGTAATCCTCTCTAAGGTATTTGATTACTTCTTTAGTAGCAATATCAATTCCTCTTTTGATTTCTACTGCATTTGAATTTTCTAGTTCAGATAATCCCTGACTATAAATTTCTCTTGCAAGTAATGTTGCTGTAGTAGTTCCATCTCCAGCCAATCTAGCTGATTCGATTGCTACTTGCTTTACAGCTTGTGCTCCAGTATTTTCGATTGGATCTTCCAATTCTACTTCTTTGGCTACTGTTACACCATCCTTTGTTGATGTTGGATTACCTCCTTGTTGTTGAATAAATACATTTCTACCTGATGGCCCTAATGTACTTACAACTGCATCTGCTAATTGATTTACTCCTGAAAGTAATTTTTCTCTTGCTTCTGATCCGAAACTAATTTGCTTGCTCATAACTATTCTTGTGCTTCTTTAATTGTTGCTAAAATTTCTCTATCTGGTAGTAAGAAGTATTCTTGTCCGTCGAAGTCAATACGAATTGTTCCCACTTTTGGAATCAATACAATATCTCCTATCTTGGCCTCTACTCTGATAAATTGTCCAAATTCAGACTGGCGTCCTGGACCTACGGAAACTACTTCACCCATCTCAGGCTTTTCTTTTCCCATATCCGGAATAATAATACTTCCGAATCTTTCTTCTCCTGATTCTACAGGCTTAACAATAACTCTGTCGCTGTTTGCTGATAACTCTTTTGACATAAACTGATTTTAATTTATAACTTATTTTATTAATATATGAATAAATATCTAAGGAAACAACTTCTAATGACCTTCTGCAAAGTTATTTGCTATTTGTGGTGGTGCCTTTAGAGTTACTCCTGGAAGTTGTGTTGTTAGTTCCATTAGCTCTTTTACATAAGGCATAAACATTTCTGCTTGATCTTCTCTAATGTTTATGATAAGTTGATCATGAATCTGTGCCTGTACTCTAGCATCTATTCCTAACTCTTTTGCCTTTCTGTTGATCTGTACTGCTGCTCTATTCACAACCGCCGCTGCTAGTGACTGTAGCTGATAATTCAAGCAGTTGTTCAATCCATTTCGATAATCTCTATACATCTGCATTACAGGCTCTTTTCCGTATTGATTCTCTAGACTCTTTCTAAATCTCCAATCCAATACTTGATCTCCAAATTTCTCAAAGATAAGTTTTACTTTTGGTAAGTGTCTGATTCGTCCTACTTTATTTTGGATATACCCATGTTGTTTTACTTGCTCTCTAGAATTAACTCTCCACTCTTTTAATTGAGGAAAACCATCTAGGTAACCTGCTACAAGAGTATCAGCTTCTTTCTGAGATATATCTAGAGTTTTAGCCAATGCGTATGCTTCCATTCCGTATGCAATTCCTAATGAATAAGCCTTTGCTTGATTTCTTTTTACTGGATCTAATTTCTTTAAGAAGATAGGAGATTTAGTATCAGGTGAAACACCATTTGGATACTTTACTTTATCTTGATCTAGCTTCTCAGTTCTTATGGCAACAGTAGAATAAAAATCCCATCCGTTGTTAAAGATCTCTTGAAGATTAATATCACCTGCTACAGAAGCAAAGCAGTGAGGTTCTAGAGAAGTATAATCATTATCGATTAACTTTCTTCCTTCTCCTGCAATTAAGAACTCTCTTACTACATTTGTATATTTTACAAGTAGTGGGGTATCTTCTCCTTCTTCTTTAGGTTTAGGTAATTGTTGTGCATCTGAACCATATCGTCCTGATACTGTACCATGCTGCTTATAATAGAAATAGTATCTTCCGTCTTCTTGACCGTCTAGGAATCTATCGATGTAGGTTGATTTAATCTTTAGTAACTTATTATATGTTCTAAGATTATTTGCCCATTCATATGTCTTGGCTAGTTCCTCTAACATATCCATATCGAATTGATCTTGTCCTTTTTTAGTCTGAGTAAGAGGTTTAATTCCCATATACTTAAATGCAATCTCACCTAAGTGTTTCTTTGATTGTATATTCAAATAGTCTCCTTCATTGTCTTCCTTCCACATTGACATAGAGATTCTAACAACTTCCATTTCGTCTAGTAGAGATAAATCTCCTGTTAGTAGAAATTGTTTTATGTTACTCTCATCTAATTCGTCAATAGCTTTCTTAGTTAAAGAATACTTTCTAGTCTTCTCGCTTCTTTCTAGGGGAAGTGAATGAAGCATAATTAAATTCTGTGCCCAGTTTCCTTTATGCGAAGGTGGATAAGTATATAGTGCTGTATCGACTACCCATTCCTTGGCCTCTGGAATACTTAAAATGCTATCGATTACAATCTTTTTATTTGACTGTAAATCATTTGTAATATCCTCTTTAGTCTTTTCCAGTAGTGGAAGATCTAATGCTACTCCTAACTCTTCCATTGGAATAGTTACTTCTCTATAAAGAGGCATTACTTCTTCTTCAAAGAAGAATTTCTCTAATCCTTCCGCCTTTAACACTTTTAGGAAGTGATTACAAACCCTGAGGGTTAAATCTGTATCGGCTGCAGCATACTTTGACAGAATTGCCATATCTGCTTTGAAAATTTCATAGAGGTCTTTCGTGGTTGATCCTCCGTTTGCTTTAATAGATTCTTTTAACTCTACTTGTTCCTTATTGGCTGCTTCTTGTACATCTAATCCAATCTCTTTCTGAATAGAGATTGCTAATGCTTTTAATCCAAATACTCCCATACCTGCTCCCTCTTCCTGTACTGTATGAACAAGTAGAGCTGTATCTACCCAAAGATCTTCTAATAAAGATACTCCGTAATAGTTCTTTGTAAAACGGCAGTCAAAAGAAGCATTGTGCATTACTAGTTTCTTACCCTTAAGCAGCGGGAGTAACTTTTTAGTAATACCATGTGCTCCTTTGCCACCAATACTACATTCTTCCAATTGATTTGTTTCTGTATTCCATTTCTGAGTAGGGAGATAAAATCCTATTCCTTCTTCTCCTGATATGGACCATCCTACGATAGATCCTTTTCTAACATTTAAGCCACTTGTCTCAGTATCATAGGCAATAACCTCTGACTGATTAATATGTTCGATAAGAAGATTAACAGTCTCGATACTGTCAACATGGTAGTACTTTTTTTCTATTTGCATAACTGATTTTATATACTATAAAGATAAGAAAAGAGTTGCGATTAAACAACTCTTTTGTATTAAAATTCCCCGTAAAGATCATAAGTTTTTGGAGGTGGTGGTATTACTGCTTCTGGCTCTGCCCACTCTATTGCCATCAAAGTTCCTCTCAAAGGCTCCAATCGATAACCTTCTTTGTGTCCGGTTTTTTTCATGTAAGCTGACAAAGTCTCAACTAAACCTTCTATGATCTCTCCAGAAGGTTTATGATTATCATCTACTAGTCTCCATCTATCTCCTGGAGCTTCTCTTTTTGCAATTACTCTGAATCGCATTTCAGTTATCTGCCTACCTTCTGACATTATTGACGTAATGTTTTAGCCATTCTACAAGTAATGTCTGTAAAGAATCCTGGTATTAGTTTCTTATGTGAAGCTCTAATTGGATTAATATCTAATCCTCCTCTACGAGTGTAAAGACAAGCTACCATTAATTCTTCTGGATTGTAAGCTTCTTTTAAGTGCATGTAGATCATTTCACAAATCTCTTCATGGAAGTGACTTACTTGTCTATGACTTACAATATATTTTGCTAGTGATTGTAGATTAGGAACAACTCCTGCTTTAGGCTTGATGTGAATAAATACATCACCCCAGTCTGGTTGATTTGTTACTCTACAATTTGATCTTAAAAGATTTGATTGTACTTTTATTTCTCCTATTTCAACATCCTCATCTACTTCTTCTGTTTCCAATTGTGTAGCGTCTGAATGGTAAGAAGTAAATTCAATTGCATTTAGATCTACTAAAGCATCTAGTGGTGCATATCCTTTGAAGGCATAGCTTGGAGAATGCTCTGAGGTAAACATCTCTACCTGTACTTTTGTTTGTAGTAAGTCAGATAAGTCTTTCTTTACTCTTTGTTTTAGTAACTTGATACATTCATGATCTGTTTCTCCCAATTGAGTCATATTGAATGAATTCAAATACAATTTAATTGATTTAGACTCTACGTGAAGTTTTGAATCTGCTGGATACCAAATCTTTAACATTCCAACAACTGGAAGTCCTTTTGTAGTAATTGCAGATACTTCGTATGCATTCCATACATCTCCTCCCACGAATGGTAAACTGTTATCATCAATTCCATACGCTTCTCTATTCAAGTAACGTGGAATTTCTACCAATAGGCTTGGATCATAAGTATCGCTATAACCTGCTCCACCTACTTGTCCTAGATGCTTTCCTGCAATCTTTACAACTTCTGCTTGATTTAATTCTTGTGTCATATTATTTTATGTAGTTTAATATTTGTTCAACTCTTTGATTAGGACTTCCTGTTACTGTTAAATAATCTCCTCCAGCAAATTTAATTGCTTTTAAGTTAATTTCAAACTGCTTATCAATTGCCTCTCTCCATTCTTCGTTTACACTTCTTACTCCATCGTCTACTGATGCAAATTCGATAGGGAAGTAAATAAAATGTGTATACTGATGCCTAACTCTTACCCAAGTATCTAATATGTAATCATATGCGCTAGTAGATAACTTATCCATATAAGTAGAGTATACTACCAAATCCAAATAACATCTATCTAAGATTACATCCTTAGGAGCTAATAGAGCTTCTAAATGGAAAGAAGAAATAGCAAGCTGTGTTTCAGAAGTTCCTGCTTCATTAATAGGAAATCCAAATTTACCAACCGTTCTTGTTGATTCATTTATGAAATCATACTCAGGTAATTTACTTTTAAGTAATTCATATACCGTAGTCTTACCTACTGATGATGCTCCTACTAATGCTATTCTTTTCATAACTAATTTTTTAAGAAGTCTACCCAAAGACTTACTGATATACTATGTAAGATATGAAATAATTCTCCTATTTCCAACCCTTTTATAGAAACTTTTCTACTTCGAAGTATCTCTCCTTCATCAACTCCTTCTGTTACTCTATGAATAACACATCCGGAAGATTCTAATCCTAAGTCAAAAGCTTTTTGTTGTGGATCTTTTCCTTTTAGTTCTGGATGTTCAGTTATAAGTCCTGGATGTCCATTATAGATTTCAAACCTATTACAGATATCCGGAGGCATAACTCTTAACCATCCATGAAGAGTTACTAAAGGTTCTTTATAGTGACCTAATATTAGTCCTAATTCTTCTTCTGAAGGTTTATTATCTACGAAGATTAAATGCTTGTTCTCTAAAGCCGGATGAATCTTTCTAAGATGTTCTGGTCTTTCGTTTGTTACTATCATATCAGGCCATCTTCCTAGAAGCTTTGATACTTCTACGATCTCTGATCCTGTTTGACTAAAAAATGCTATCCAAGGTCTAATCATTTACTCTTTCTAATATTTCTGATTCTTCTATTACGTGAAACTTTCCTTCTGATCTAACACTGTAAAGTACTCTTTCTCTCATTTTAAAATGTCCGAATATCTGTACTTCTAGTATTTCATTATCACGATTAATATCAACTTTTTGTCCTACTTTATACTTTGCTTCCATTTGTAAACCATTTGAACTTATTGATATTATATAGTATTGGATTAATATCTTCTACCTGATGATTTATTAATTCAAATAACTTCTGAGATTCTTTTGACCATAGTCCGTCTTCTCTGTATTCAATTCCTTTTATTCCGTGAACAACTGGATTGGAAGTATCTAAAGAGTATATCCATTTATAATCTGAATAGAAAGCAAACTCTTGAGGTAATCCGCATCCTAATAAGTGATGCTTCTTATTCTCATTTATTATTCCATCCTTTAATAAATCTCCTAATAGTTTTACTCTACCCATCATCCAGGAAACATATTTGTTTGGATGCGGAACTGATTTAACATAGTAAGAATAGTCAAATGAAATTGCAATCATATCAACTTCAGCAATCTTATCCATGTATTCGTAACAAGATTTAATCTGCTGATAGGTTGTTCCTTGAACAACTCCTATCTTCTTTCCTGGAAGATTTTTATATTTGTTTATCCAATTTGCCATTTGTGAGCAAGTCTTCTTTGCATCCTCTAAAGCATCAGGAACTATATACCAATCTGGTTGTAACTCTAATACCCATCCTGCAAACTTCTCTGCATCAAAAGCTTCTTCTAATTCAAAGATAGAATTATCTAGAATAATCTCTCTTCCTTTTTCCTTTGCCTCTTGAAATTGCTGTAGGTATTCAGGATCTTCTTCAAATAAATGTACAAGTGCATAGTCATAGTCAGTTACACTCTGTACCTGTTTGAATATGCTTTTTGGTGATTCGTGAGCTATCTTAATCATTTTCTTCTGGTATTTCTAGTTCTTCTGTCAATCCTCCGAGTTGTTCCTGTAGTAAAGATAAAGTGTCCTGTAATTGTTCATCGATTGATAACTCCACTGCCTTGTAAGCTTCCGATAAAGGTATCATATCTGTTCCTAAAGTCTCAATAAAGACTTTATGCTTCTCTAAATGGTCTAATGCTTTTTGCATACTACTCTCCTGTTAGTTGTTTTAAATATGACTTCTGAAGTTCTTTATCTGTAAAGAATTGTTTTAAGTCCGGACGGAAATAGTTAACGTTCTTCATTACTTTTCTATCTCTTGTTCTATAGACGATATAATAGTCTCCAACTTTTTCATGATGACATGCTTCATTCTGTTCGAGCGCTCTCTTAATGACAGTCTGTAAAGCTTCGTCTTCTGTTTTGCAAGCTTTAGACATATTTGATGCCTGTACTTCTTGATATGCTGGCCATATCTTATCCTTAAGGCCATGTAACATAGTACCGTTCCCAAGGGAAACATAAGCAATATCGCACAAAGCATCCAAAACCTCAACGATGTCTCCTCTTTCGCAAGCTTCTCTATATTCTTCCAATTCCTCAAGGATGAAATTGTATACAAACTCCCATTCTTTTCTTTCGGGGATAGTTGGTTCATAGTTGTTAGGTTTGCCCATTACGGCATTAAACTCTTCTACCTCATCAATAAAAGGTACTTTTGGATCTGTTATCATAACTTTTTACTTTTTTATTAATATAAGAAATTGGACCCGAAGGTCCAACTTTTTATTCCAATACTTTTAATATTTTAGATTGATTAACTCCTACTACTGTGAAGTTAGACTCTCCTTCGAACTCTACATAGATTTTAGCTTCAGCTTCTGTTGCTGAAATTGCATCTACTAAATAAAGTTCTCTTACTTTCTGAATACGACCTCTGTCGTTTTCGTGCTCCAATTGCACTGTTACTTGCCAATAATCCATTTTGTTTGATTTTAGTTATTTTTTCCGAGTTTAATATTTGAATAGAATTCTGCTCTTGCTGAATCTTCTTCTAAGAAACATCCTGTTAGCTTTGCTGTTTGCATTGAAGCTCCTTGATGTTTAATTCCTCTACATGATACGCAGTTATGTGTTGCTGAGATTGCTACTGCTACTCCTAGATTCCCTTCACAGATTTTATCTACTGCATTATGAATTGCAACTGTTAACTGTTCTTGGATTGCTCCACGTCTAGCAAACTGCTCTACAATTCTATTTAGTTTTGAAAGCCCAACTACCTTTCCATCTTTAGAGGGAATATAAGCTATGCTTACCTCTCCGGAGATTGTTTGGTGGTGATGTGAACACATTGAAGTAACTGGTATGTTACTCTCTTGAACTATTCCATCATATCCATCTGAAGGAAATGCTGTGATTTGAGTAAGTGGTGCATACCTTCCTGCCCATAGATCATTTACATAAGCCTTTGCAACTCTCTTTGGAGTATCAGATGAATTTGGATCATTCTTCCAATCAGTACCTAAAGCTGTTAAGAAGTTACCAAATGCTTCTGCTGCATCTTCGATTATGTGTTGCTTTTCTACTTCAGTTAGTCTTGCCTCTGGACCATCTGTTAATTGTTTTTTAGCTAATTGAGATGAAATACCATTAGCGAATCCGGCTTGTACTAATTCTGTACCGTCGATAAATTTTTTATTTGACATATAAGATTGTTTTTATGGAGGTTCTACGACTCCGTTTTATTTAATATAACATTTTTTATTCTATCCTACAACTATTTTTTCAAATAATCTTGAATAGTTTCTGAGTCATTTCTTTCCCAAGGGTAAACAATCCACTCTGTTCCTACTTCTTTTGAATAGAAGTCCGGTGTAAAGATTGCTGTCTTCTTATAATGAAGTGTTGCTGTAAAACCTGCTACAGTCTTTTTTAACGTCTCTCCGGTATCACAAATATCATCTACAACAAGAGTATACTTATTGATTTTCGTTACATAAGGAATGTTTAGCTTATGTGAGATCATTACCGCTGGTATTAATCCTCCTCTTTCAATTCCTGTAATTGATTTAATTTCTGCTCCTGATTTTGAAATCGTACTGCAGAGTTCATCAACTAGGATGTTCATATCATCCCAGCTTATGAATATCTTATTTCCTATTTTTAATGCCATAACTATTTGATTTGATAGTCGACAAACGTCGGCTTGGTTGGTTGTTCATTCTTAAAGAAAAACTTAAGTGACTTATTCTTTGTTTTAATAATTTTATAGAAAGCGGTAGGGATAGCTGCACCTGCAGGTACTCTCTTGGGACTTTTGTCAAATACTATTTTTATTTCAACATTGACTGGTCCTTCGGTATATGCTAGTAATCTTTCATAATCTTCCAACAATCTCCAATGCACTCTGTTTAATCTTTCGTTCTGAAGGGTGCAGTTCAAATATGAGAATGTTTTAAATAACATCTCTCTAGTACAATTAAAATCTGCTGCAGGTGCACAATGTCCTTTATCGTAAACATTGAATGCATAATCTTTTGCATCTGAGGTATGGATTGTTTTATCTGTATAAAAGTCCATTCCTTTTCTAGATGCTCCTGCTCCGGTACAAGCCACTGTATACTTTACCCATAATGGTTGTTCCAATGTTTCAGAGTACATTACTTCGTAGATGTCTGTCTTTACGTAAATGCTATCTCTTAGTTGTCCAAAGCCTATTAGCGGAAGTAAAAGTAATAATAAAAACTTTTTCATGTTATACTTTTGCTACTGTTATACCTTCAACACCTACAATTTGTAATTCCGATAATATTTGTTCTGATGAGAGTTCCTGACTGTGTTCACCTAATGTATAGGTTACCAACTCCTGAATTGACACTTTGTCTTTGAATCCTGTCTTTCCTGAATCGCTTGGTATTAGTACTAAGTCTAATTCAAAGTCCTGATTGAATTGTAATTTATAATCCCAGATGTAAAGGCCATCTGCTTTTGGATATGATTTTGATAGATCTCTATCTCCTGCTAAAGTAATTAGTTCCTGTAACGTCATTTTTGTTTATTTAATTGAATATTTAGTTTTACCGTCTATGGATTCGGCTGTGATGCCTCCGTTTGTTATGCTTGTTAGTTCTAGGAAGCAGCTAGTTTTAATTAAATGCTTTACCTGTGCTGTTTGTATCTGTCCCTTTCTCCATAGTGTATGAAGAGTGTACAATGTTTCTACTGTAGTTGCTGGTCTCATGTTATACTTCTCTTTGGTCTTCAAATGCAATGATGTGAGGTCTCCAGGTTAATCTATAACCATTATCTCTCACCCAATCAAACATTTTTGGATATGATTTGAATAAAGCCTCTCTTGAATCTCCTGCTGGCATGAACCAGACTTTGTCCTGAGGTATATCTAGAACTTTTATTAATCCTAATATCTCTTTCAATGCTTCTTGATCCTCTCCATCCCATACTGGCTTTAAATGATAGTCAGAATGATATGAAATTGATTTAGACATTGCATCAAAGTTAAGTCTTAATTTGTTGTGTTGCTTAACCATTTTATCGTCAACCACATCTCCTTGAGGTGTAAGAATACCAACCTTAGGGACAGAGTTAGAAAACTTAGGGGAGATTGATAATAGATTAATTGGGTAATCCGTTTCAAGAAAATGACTTCCTTCGGTCTCAATCGTAATGAAAATATTTCTTTCATGTGCAAAATGTGTTAATTCGTTTACTAATGCTGGATGCATTGTAGGTGATCCTCCTGTTAACATCATCTCTGTGATGTGAGGATTTGCATCATACATGTTTATGATGTCTTGGAAACTAATATGTCCTTTTTCAGGATGAATACTGGTGTACCAACTGTCGCACCATCCACCATCACCAAACCAACATCTGTGAGTACAGCCTGTTGTTCTGATTACTACCGTTGGATAGCCTGCTCTACTTCCTTCTGATTGCACTGCTGTATAAAGCTCTACAATGGGAAGTGTTTTGTTATAATCTTCTATTCTTTTCAATTTACTCTCCATATATTGCTGAGTTTTTACTATGTTCTTTAAATTCTACACTCTCTACTCTTACTCTATTATTTGTCTCAATTTTAATAAACTCAGATACTTTATCATAAATAAATTTTGCAAATTGTTCTGCTCCTGTAGCTGGAACTACCCGGACTTGAGCTATACCTTCGTCGTGCATTGCATGTGCTTTATATAGAAAAGGATCATCTAATGCAATGATATATGTATGATCGAACATATAGTCCATCCATGCTTTAGGAGCCATACCATCAATAGTGTTCTTAGCTCTTTTCATTCCTCCAAAGTCCCACACCCAGTTTCTTTCGTCTAGGTCTCCTTCAAATATAATTTTGAAAGAAATGCCATAACCGTGAAGAAAACTACAATGAGTACCTTCTGCTCTCCATTGACGAAATACTGTAGAGTATCCATCAAATACTTTTGTTGATTGAAATTTCATATTAAAATATTAAGTTGTAAATTATTGTCCATAGCAATACTGTGATTGCTCCTGCACTAATCCAAACAATGGATTTAGTGTAGTCTGTTTTCACTTTTACCTTCTTAGGTGCAGTTGATTTCTTAGTAGGAGTTATTTCCATAACTTCTTTGATGTGATTATTTAATTGTCTCATAGCATTAATATACGAAATTTATTTTAAGATTCCAAATTTTCTGGATAATATTTTTTATATAGCTCTGCTTCTTTCTTTCCGCAGTCATTGCACTGAACTCCTTTTCCAACTGTATTTAACAGTTGATCGTAGTAAGAAAGGTTATCAAGTTCTAACATTTCATCCTGAGTAAGATCTATTCTTTCTAGATTCTTCCACCAATCTTTTCTTCCCCACTTCTCAATCTTAGCTTCTGCTTCAGGAATTGGAAGACACATTGCTATAAATCCGTGATAACAATCCTCTTTTTCTTCACCGCAGTGATGACATGTTTCTAAGTTTTTCATTTCCAAAATAATTGTATGCCCATTATACAAAGTGCTAACCCCAGGCAGATTAAAGTTTTTAAAGTCATTGGTTCTTTGAACCACATCCAAGACATTGCTGTAAAAACTATTGCCCCTATTGCAAAGCCTAGAAGACGTGATGGCCAAAGCTGTCCATCAAAATGTGCTACCATATGTTTGACTGATCCTAAGTATAGGAGAGATAAAGGTATACCCATAAGTGACATCATAAATGGATGAGACTTAGCCCATTCCCATCTAAACTGTCCTTGCAATTGTATGAATGTAAATATTTGTGCTAATATACCGTACAGTAGTCCTGTTATAAAATTCATATGTACTGTAGTAAGATGTATGATAGTTTATATCCTGCAAATGCTCCAAGTGCTGAAGGTATTGGGAATACTATTAGCTTTCCTAGGTCTGTTACGTATTTTGGTCTGTTAACAATTGTGCCCATAAAGTTATAGTATATTAGATATCCTAATAGTACTGCCATATCGGCTCTTGTAGCTATGAAGACTACTAGAGTTGCTCCTATGAATCCAAAAGTAAAATTGTCTCTTACTCCTTCCCAAATTTCTTTTGTGGTAGCTGCTTTGTATTCTCTTATTATCTTTCTTACTTTTAGCTTTTGTGCTTTCATAACTCTTATTTGATATTATAATATACGAAAAAAAGCTTACCGAAGCAAGCTTTTCTTTAATTATTTTTAATAATATTTTTAATCTAATTTAGAATCTGTAAATGTTTCTATTTGGTAGACCTGAGTTGCTGTTGATAAGACTCCTCTAACTATAATTTGATATATTTTTCCTCCAAACGGAAGTGTTTTTGATGCACCTTCTGAACCTATGTACAAAGGTAAGTTACTAAAATTTCCTCCACCTGCTGTAGTACCTGTCCATGTAATTTGAGCATCTGGGATTTGTATATAATTCAAGCGAGGAATAACTTGAAGAACTCTTGTAGCTTGAGATAGATCAAATAAGCCAGTAATGATGTCATCACCGTCTACTACATTGGCTACTCTTGCATTTACTGTCGAGGTTCCTCTTAAATTTATACTATGGTCTGCTGTTGAACTTGGAGCACCAATTGAAAAAGTTCCATTGACTGTAGCAACAGATGTTCCTAGTTCAAGTGCGACTCCTGCAGAACCTGATTCTAATACGTGTAATCCTGCACAAACTGTCATTTGAGCTGTTCCTGTAAAGTCAATTGAAGGAGTAACCAGTTGAGTGGTTGCTGCTCTAGTGAAGGTTACGTTTGGATTTCCTTCATCATCTATTTGATATTTTGGTCGAGTAGTATCATTTGCTGATGCTACAGCATGTTTTCCATTACCTGATTTATCTAACCACTTACCTACAAATTGACCTACTGCTGTTACAGGAATAGTTCCTGCTACATCTTGAAATAGTGTTGATAAATCTCCTGCATCAAACCAAACTCCTTTTTCTCCTGCTGCAAATAAAGATCCAGAAGGATTAAAAGTGGTCATCGTAAAAGTTCCTGTACCTCTAAAATTGTAATCAGTTCCTGCAACTGATGAGGAAGGATTAAAATAGACTGAAGATGTTCCTGGCTGTACTACTGCTGATGCTACATATGATGATGAAATAACTCCCATGTACGGAGTTGATGGTAACCAAGCCCCTTGTGCACATGTTGGCTTACCTACAAAGCTTCCAGTTCTATTTGGAATTGTTTCAAATGTAAAGTATGAGGAAGGTCCTGGATTGATAAATGTAAATAAAGTAGCTCCTGTGATTGTTTCACCCTGAGATCCTGTTCCATACATTTGTGCTGCTGTATATGTTGCCATTTAAGTATTTTCTAATAAATAGATATTAATTTGAAAGAGGTGCTTTAATTGCTGGATGTGATTGATAGTTCTCTATTTCAAATTGAGCTATGCTTTGATACTCCATATCAATTCCTGTTATAGGACAAGGATTAAATTTTAGTGTCGGTAATGGAAAAGGTTTACTAGTACTGTATGGAATGTTATAAGTTTCAAAATACTCACTCATACCTCCACCAAATGGCATTAATTCATCAACTACTTTATTGTATTGCTCCTCACCCATTTTATCTTTTAACATTTCTGCCCTTTCTGGGAATTTTAAATCTCTTCCAATTTGCTCTTTTGCTTGTTCAATATGATTTGAATACAAATGAACATCTCCAAGATTTCCAATCAACTCATCAGGAACCATATTAACTTCTTTTGCTAGTATCTCTAATAACAATCCATAAGAAGCAATGTTGAATGGTAAACCTAAGAATGTATCTACTGAACGTTGATTCCACATTAAAGAGATTGCTCTGGTTGGAATATTAAAACTGTCCAACCATTCCTCGTGATACGATACTCCAGGAATATTACCTTTACAATTATTTATTTTCTTTCTAGTCTCTATATTTTTTTCTGAGTGTCCTGTTGTGGAAGGCGTTAAGTTGTATCGCTCCTCTCTACTCAACTCTCTTGTATAAACTTGAAATCCATAATGACAAGGTGGAAGAACCATTTGGTCTAATTCTCCAACATTCCAAGCATTAACCATTAATCGTCTTGAGTCTGGATTTGTTTTAAG